GCGATAATAGTCCCAGCAGTAACTCTCTCTCCTAAACCACTATTCAGCATATCTAAGATATTATCGTTCAGATGTGATAGTGCTGGAGTATCCCACTGAATATCATCAGCGATAGTTTCCAGTAGTCTCTTAGCCTTACTTACATCAAGATACTCAGGCTCTAATATGCTACCTCCAGCGAAGACATTAAAGTCTGCGCCCTCTCTAGGTCGCTCTATGGCCTGCTGTAGCACATAGTCTAATGTATCATCTATGTCGTGGATAGTGAGTTCATCTACGCTGCGCACTGCGGGATTTCTTCTTAGCGCTGCGCTGAAGAATGAAGACATAGCTCCTCGGGCATAGTTCCTAGCCATCTGAGTTAGCGTCTTAGGAATCTCATAGCTAGTCTTTGCTCCTAGCTTTCCTGCTGTCCAGAAGGCTCCTTTGACCGGAAAGAGCGCTACTTCCTTACCAGCTCGGAAGACTGCATCGGCTGCCTTATTATAGCCTTGCTCAAAGGCTTCAACTGCTGCTCCTATTTTAGTAGACATTGTGCGGGAGCCTAGCCGAGGAATAGTTAGCAGTTCACCTTTCCCTATAGTCTTAAGCAGAACTACAGCTCCTATATCCGCTGCCTTTGCATATATGCCTAAGCCTAAGTATGAAGTAGGATCGAAGCTGGTCTCAGCTATGAACTTATACCAGCCAGGCATATTCCAGTCATTATAGGCTAAGGATAATGCTGCCCAAGTGCTCTCTCCCTCTGCCTTATAATTGTCATATAGATTCTCCAGCTTTGCGGCATCTGTATCTACAGCAGCCAGACCTAATGTCTTTAGCCCTGCTCGAGTAGATAGTACTCCGCCCGCTACTGCTGGCCTTACTGTTAAATTCCATATCTTGTCAAGCAGTGCTATAGTGCCTGCAAAGGGTGCTACTAGCATAGCTTTCAGAATATCGGCTGAAGTCTTCTCAGGACCTTGAACTTCTAATCCATCTTTAATTAGAGCCAACCTTTGGGATTCAACTCTCCAGGCAGTCATGTTGCTGAGGATAAAATCATCTATAGAAGTCTGATCCTCTACTGGCAAGTCCATGTAACTGATAACTGATCTAAACTCCTCTGCTGTCATACCTTCAGGCATAGCAGCTTCAGGTTTTACAAAATACTTCGCTAACTCATCCACAGTCATTGTAGAAACTGCTCTCAGCGGTAGTTCCTGTTTGACTTGCAGAGACTCAAGGAGCTTTTTCTTTACAGTCTCCATAGGCTCATTAGGATCATAGCCTTCGGGAAGTTTAGGCTTTAGATACTCCAGCTTCTTATATGTATCACTTATCCACTGGGTGTCCTCTGGACTTATATCAGGCTTATTGAAAAGAATCATGATATCTTCTACACTATTAATTCCTTTGCCCTTATAGCCATTAATGAGCATTAAGGTAGGCAGTGTATTTAGAACAGAATATCTCCATTCAGTAGAACTCTGTGTGCTGACTGTACTCAGTGTCTCCTGCTTAAACTGATCGGCTTGAGACTGAATCTTAGACATTTGATCTTTAGTGCTTTGCAGGCTCTCTGCTGTAGCACCGGCTCTATATGATGCCAGAAAGCTAGGAATTAGAGATGTATCTGTCTTCCTCTCTTGGACTGTAGTTAATCTGCTTTTCTCTTTCTCTGTAGCTTCTTTAGCGTACTGAGTCAGCTCAGCCTTATAACCTTCATAATACTCAGGCGGCTCTACAGGAGGCGGAATTTCAGGCTGTTCTGCTTCTACTTCTTCTTCCTCTACCTGAGCTAAGTTTATCTTATTCTTTAGCAGTTTATCATCTATCGCCATGTTATGCTCCTGTAGTTAGACTTGGAGGCAGAGCTTCTGCTCGGCTTCCTATTTGTTGCTGGGAAGGCTGCGGAGGCTGAGACATACCTTTGAGCTGCATAAGAGCTGCGTCTGCAGCATAGTTATAGAGCTCTGCTGTCTTGCTATCTCCAGCCATAGAGAGATAATTAGCCTGTTTGCGATAGTACTGTATCAGAGCTATGACTGAGTTCGTAGGATGCTGTTCAGCTTTATCAGCTAGAACTCTAGCCTTCTCTCTCATAGGATCCTTTATATCAGAGAATAACTTTGACACTACATAAGTATAGCTCAATTCAAACTCAGGATCAGCCATTCTAGCAGCTGTTAGTCTTTGAACCATATCACCTGGGATTTCTATATCGAAGGAGGCGTCTATCTCCATATCGGCTGTTAGACCGGCAGGCTTCTTCCACTTATACGGTTTCAGACCTCTGTCTAATATATCCTGCATCCAGTCATTGTCGATATCTGCGTATAGGTTCTGCAACGCATCATGGAAAGGAGACATTACTTGATTAGCAGAAGCGGATATCTGACTCATAACGTAGGCGGACATCTGTCCTGACACAGCTCCGTACATAGACCAGCTAACTCCACCTCTCTGCATCATAGCTTCTAAGTCTAGCTGATTACTTCTCAGTTCTAATGGCATGTCAGGAGGCTGAACGAAATCGACAGAATCATCAGGTCCGCCACGCCAGACAGTACCTCTGCGGAATACTTCTTCAGGCTTAACGATAGGTTTACCTGATCTACTGCGCTCAAATATCCTAGGCTGAGCCGTATCTCTCAGCAACTGTAGGCTGAATGTCCACCACTTATTCCATGTTCTATAAATATGTTCATTAGTAGCTACTACGCTCTGTCCTATCTCTTCTTTCCAGCGCTCTCCTGATCCCTTTCCTGCAGCATTGTAAGAGGCTGTACTGAGTTCTGATCCTTCACTCAAAGGTCCTGTATCTGGAAGCCCTCCAACTGGACTGATATATATAGGAATCTTCTTAAATCTTGTAGGCTCAAATTTTACCAGCTCTGTACCTACTACAACTGCATTCCAGACAACATATCTCTGCATAGCAAAGGGTTCTGCATTTTCCTCTATCCACCAGTAGTCATATATGCTCTGATCTTCCTGCCAGCTTCCAGGCCAGTTGTTCCTCTTGGCCATGAGGCTGCAGACTTGCCCAGCCATTCTATGAACGTGAGCGACCTCTGCCAGACCCATCTCTATATTCCACATAGGATAGACTTCTATCGGATTCCAAGGTTCAGCGAAGGCTCTAGTACCATCATCGTAGAAAGGAGCAAAGACTGCATACCAGCCTGTAGAAAGCATAAGGCCTCTGATAGTGCGATGTAAGTTCTGCCTAGGCCCTGCAGACCTAAACTGCTTCTCTGCATCATCCCAGCATCTATCCATTAACTTACTTACAGATTCATTAGCTTCTGATTGCTGAGGATCATCGAGATTATAGTCCTTCAGCCTGTGAGGAATCTTTGTTCCTAAGACGTGCAGAACCAAATTATACATAGCTCTGGCATCGTTGCCTACGAAACTCTCCATCTTATCTGTCTTTAATTCATCTACCATCTGGATCAGCCTGTACCAGTTCCGCATCTTTGCATCTCTGGCTGACCAGAAGTTCTTTAACGCTATACAACGTGCTTTAACTGCTTGGGCAGAACGCTCTATCATTTTAATGCTCCTATCTTCCCCATTTGTCATCCCAGCCTCCATCATCGCCTGTGTTGCCCACATAGCCTCTAGCTATAGGCATCGCACTTCTACATACTATACTAATTCCTCCAGCCATGTGGTGATCTTCAGCACCAACGACTGAGATGCCGCTCTTTACTCCGGCATCTCTATGTACGTTCTTCATCTGTTCCCACATACGCTGGTCTCGACAGTCTAGATACTCTATATTCCTGTTGACTTCTGAAATCATATAGGGTTTAGTGCTTATATTAGTCTGCCATCCGACTGATCTTGTACTGCTTCCATTTCGCAGATCATCTCTGTAATAAAGCTGAGGATAGTCTCTAACATGACTTACTAGGTCTAAATTATCTTCAGGAGCAAGGACTGCTTCGTTGTAGTAGTATCCTAGCAGTTTACAGTATTCCCCGAACTCTGCTTCATCATACCAACCTGCTAGAGTAGCACAGTGTATAAAGGCAGGATTTACTGTCTTGCCTTCTTTATCCTGATAGCCTTCTCTAAAGGTCCATACGTGCGCTACTGACTCGGAGGTCTTCGCCTTTCCAGGATCACAGCCTATAACGTAGCCGAGTCCCTGCTCAGGAAGTTTCCAAATATCAACTCCAGCGGCTAAGCCTTTGGTGTTGACTAAATTCTTATGATCTATGGCAGGATAGCATTCTCGAATCTTCTCCTGTATGATGTTAGTGTCATAGGCACAGCTGCCTGTGCTTATAAAGCAAGTAATATCGTCTTCAGGACACTCCTGCTGAAAGGACTTGATATTCTCACCTTTACGGCTGAGGCTTTTCATCTCCTCAATGGAGTATCTTCTCCATCTGATCTTATCGTGAGCTTTTCTGACTGCTATTCCTAACAGCTCGAATCTCTTAAGCAGAATCTCTTCCTCTGGCTGTATGTTCTTCAGCGGGAAGCAATCATCTCCAGGAAGGACAAATTCGTCTTCTTCCTTCATCTCGTATTCAGGATGCAGATACCACTCATAAAAGTGTGGTGTGAAGATGACTCTCTGTACTGCTGCTCTCTCTTTCGCTGCTACGTATAACTCATGGAAAGGATTCTCCTCGCCATTCGCAGTGCTCTGTATTACAATCTTTGTACCTTTGATTAGCGGTACTCTCTTCACAGCAGATGCAAATATGAGTGCTGGAGTTTCTTCTGGATAGAATGCAAACTCATCCAGCAGCAGGTTATGTATAGGTTCACCTCTTCCAACTACATAGCTCTTTGCGCTAAAGACGTAGAAGCTGGAATAGAAGTTAGTCTTCTTATCCTCAAAGGAAAGTTCTGTAACTGACTTATGATCTAGCTTCGGGATAGATGGGATTATTCTCTGCAAACATTGATAGAACTTCTTGGCCTTTAGCAGCAGCCTACCTGCACTAAACTCATCATAACTTACTATCACTGATGTAGTTCCATTGATAGATAGATTATCTAGCAGGAAGTCTCCCGCCCAGAGCGTAGTGGCGCCTATCTGCCCAGGCTTTACATAGATGTCTCTGCCAGTACTCTGCATCAGCATATTATCTTGGATAGGATTCAGCTTAAAAGGAACTAGCTTTCGGCTCTTATCTTCGACTTGAAGCAGAGTTTCTAATCTCCTCTTCTTGTCGCTGAATATATATGCCAGGGCATCTCTCTGGCTCATCTTTGTATTAGTTGACATTAAAGACTCTCTCCTCCAACCTCTCTATCCTCTTCATTTCCTCAGCTCGATCCTTCTCATTCTGTTTGCAGTGAGTCTCTAATGACTCCTTAATGCCTCTTGTCAACTCTATCAACCTCCCATATCCCATAGCTACTATTACTATATTAATTACCACCATCAGTCCTAAACTCATAAGTCCTATAGTATCTCCAGACATTTATCTACTCCTCAGAGGTCTATCTGGCCTCATGCTACTGATTCGTCTAGGTTCCTTGAGCCTTATCCTACTCATATGAGCTTTGGTTGCATTGCGCCTTGAGGAAGCGGACTTCTTTCTACTCGTCATCTTGCTTAGGCCTTGCTACAATGCTTTCTGTAGTCGTCCTCTGCATCCCAACAATATCTAGCCCTTGCATTAGCTCAGTGAAGCTCTGACTATTATTCTGCCCTATAACTGCCTCTAATGCTTTTATTTGATCTACTGTATACTGTCCTCGCATCTTCAGCAGATATTCCTGATCGTACTTAGTCATATCATCTGCTTCTAGCTCTCCTGTCTCAGGATTCTTCACCATGATATTGCCGAGGCTCTTCTGTACAACTCGGAAATCTTTCTCTAACACTAATCTGAAGTTCCTTGTAAACTCCAACTCTATATAATCTTTCGCTAGCTGTTTCCTGATATTAGGCAGATCATTCTCTATCCTAACAAACTCAGCGTCTTCTGCTCGCCAGTTGCTCAGGCTGCTCTTGCCGACTCCTACAGCTCTCAGCGCTTCTCTGACTGAGAATCCTGAAGCCCTAAATCCTAAATACATTCCTTTTGAATCATCATAAGGCCAGGGGATAACTGCGGATGCTATAGATGTCTCTGTATTCTCTCTCGGTAGCGTCTGATTATTAGTGCGGGTTAACTGCTTAGCTTCTATGAGGACATTGTTCTTGAGGCTTTTATCTGGATCGAGTGGATGATTCTGCGGTGTTATGTCGTTCATTTTGGTCCTCCCTGAATCAGTATACATCAAAGGCTAGGGCTATGTCAAGTATAACATACAACACCAGCGGATATTATACAACTTAGCATCATTCCTGCCATATTGACAATCGGCAACCTATATGCTATACTGTTTATATAAACAATAGAGGAGCCAGCCTAATGGATATTTGGATTACTGACTGTCGCTATACCGTAGAATGCCATCACTGTCACCAGCCTATATTACTCCATTCTCCTATGGTAGTAGGGCGATACTGGACTGTCTATAACGCTAATTCTGCTGCTCCTATACATCATCGTCACACTATCCACTGGCATGTGAAGCGTGAGTCAGACTCCATCTGCTGCTGGATAGAACAAGGTCTCACGGAACTAAATCTAAAACTTGCTGAACCAAAAGTTAGCAATCGAGGAGGTAAAACATTATTACTATCAAGCGATATG